TGGACGGTCACCTGTTCCTCATCAAAGCGTGGGAGAAATCCGACACCAACCGCGACCCAGACTGGACCGTGCCGCGCGGCGAGGTGGATGCCTTCGTGGATCAGATCATGCAGACCTACGATGCGACCCTGTTCTGCGATCCTCCTGGCTGGTCATCTGAGATCGAGGAGTGGACGCGCAGGTATGGCAAGCGCGTGGCAGTGTTCAACACCGCCACGATTGAGCGCATGGGTCCAGCCGTAGACCGATTCTTCACGGCCGTAGCCACTGGCGAGGGGCTGCGCCATGACGGCTCGCCGCTCCTAGCTCGCCATATCAGCAATGTCCATACTCGCCTGACGCGCTATGGGCAGGTCTTGACCAAGGCATACAAGGCTTCGCCAGACCGCATTGACGCGGCCGTCTCTGCCGTGGTCGCGTTCCAGGGTGTAAAGTTCCTACAGATTGAACCTAAGTCAGCAGCGAAAGTGGAGTGGATCAACCTATGATTAGCAACCTTCTAGAAGTTGTGGGTGCAGCACTTGTGATCGCAGGTGTCGCGCTACTCTCTCTCCCATTGGGACTCATCGCATTAGGCGCGGCTCTTGCCGCTATCGGCTATACGCTAGGAGACCGTAAGTGAGCATCCTTCGCCGCATCCTTGGTGAGCAGCGTGCCGTAGGTGGCACTTGGATCACCGACAATCAGCCATCTGTTTCTTCTGCCGGTGTCTCAATCAACAGCCAGACGGCACTCTCGATCGGAGCCTATTACGCAGCAGTCAAGCTGTACGCCGACACGGTCGCGTCGCTTCCGTGGGACACCTACATCCGCATTGACGGCACACGCCGCCCATACCGACCGTCACCTTCTTGGCTCACGATGCCACAGCCAAACAACCCAAACTTCACTGGCTTCGACCTCAAGCACCGCATGGTCTCGTCACTCCTCATTGACGGCAACCTGTTCGTGCTGTTCATCAAGGGGCGAAATGGCGACATCGTTGAGATGCGCGTACTTGATCCGCAGAAGGTCACCATCAAGAGCGTTGACGGCGCACCGATCTACACCGTCACTGGCGATGACAATGTTGGCGTAGAGTTGACCGCCGACGCGATCCTGCACATCCCACTCTTCGCCACTGGCTCGGCGCTCCGCGCACCGTCGCCTGTTGAGCAGCACCGCACGACACTCGGCCTTGCCAGCGCCACGCAGCTCTACAGCGCCAAGTTCTACGAACAGGGCGCAGCCCCATCTGCCGTGATCAAGATCCCTGGCGAGTTGACGCAGGATCAGGCTGACTCACTCCGCAACTCGTTCAGCCGCCGGCATGAGGGCATCGAGAAGATGCACAAGATCGCCGTGCTGACTGGTGGCGCAGACTTCCAGCAGATGTCCATGAAGATCAGCGACATGCAGCTCGTAGAGACCCTCCACTGGGGAGTGGAAAGCATTGCTAGGCTGATGGGCGTACCGCTCCACCTGCTCCAGTACCCAGGCGGCAACAGCTCGTACAACAGCGTTGAGATCGTCAGCATTGAGTGGCTGCGCCTTGGGCTTGGACCACTCGTCACGCGCCTAGAGGCTGGCTTGCAGCGTCTTGTTCCAGGTGCCGATCAGACCTTCATCAAGTTCACCCTTGACGGCCTGCTCCGCCCTACGACCAAGGAGCGCTACGACGCATACGCCATCGCGCTGAACAACGGCATCCTGTCGCTCAACGAGATCCGCCGGCTTGAGGATCGCGCGGATGTGGTCGGTGGTGACGAGCACTACAAGGCGCTCAACATCGGCGTAGTTGGTCAGGAGCCAGAGGCTTGAGCTACACCATTGTCGACCTAGACGGCACGCTCATCCTTGACAATGAGCAGCCGAATCAGCCGCTGATCGATCTCCTCAATGAGCAGGTCATGACAGGCGACGCGCAGATCATCGTGGTATCGGCTCGCAGCATTGAGCGACTGGAAGAGACGCGCGCATGGTTGCAGGAGTACAAGGTGGCTGGCGTTGAAGAGGTACACCTCAACGACTTTGACGGCTCACCCTTCGCCACAGGCTTGGCATTCAAGGAGTACAAGTACGGTCTGCTCAAGGATCAGTATGGTGAGGAGTTGGAGTACGCGATTGACAACGACCCAGCGGTGCGCGAGATGGCTCGCGGCTTGATGATCGAGGCGTACTCGCCTGACGAGTATCTCGCCGACGAGGAGCGAGCCGTGTACGAGGTGCCGAACTACATCCGTGACGCAGCTGCTCGTGGCTTGTCATTCGTAGAGGACGGTCGCGCAGGCGAAGGCTTGCAGGCGCAGACCATCTCCGAGGCACGCGAACTCGCAGCCGGACGAGCCGACACCGACAAGGTGATCCGCATGGCCGCGTGGATTCGCCGTCACCGCGGCGACTGGGAAGGCGTGCCACAGAATCAGGATCAAGACAACGAGGACTTCCCAGGTCCAGGCGCTGTTGCTGGCTTCCTTTGGGGTGTGGAAACAACTGACCGCGAAGCAACTGATCGCGTACTCTCGTGGGCAGATGCTTTGATCGCAGCTGAAGATAGGGAGATCATTGATATGAAAGAGAAAGAAGTTCGCTCGCTACCAATCGGCGAATACCGTCTTGCCGAGGCTGACGCTGATGGACAGCGAACCTTCACTGGCTACGCCGCGATCTGGAATAGCGCAAGCGCTGGTCTGCCGTTCGAGGAGCGCATTGCGCCAGCCGCCTTCAAGCGCTCGCTGGCTCGCGCATCCGCAGGGCAGAAGATCATCTCCTTCCTGTTCGGTCATGACGAGACGCGCGCTCTTGCCACCACGGCAAGCGGTCGCCTTCAGTTGACTGAGGACGAGACTGGTCTGCGCGTTGAGGCGAAACTAGATCCAGCCGATCCAGACGCTGCCAAGGTCATCTCGATGCTGACGCACGAGAGCGCCGCTGCCGGTATGTCGTTCGGCTTCCAGAAGGTTCAGGATGCCTGGGATGGCAATCAGCGCACGATCAAGGAAGCCAACTTGTTCGAGGTGAGCATCCTTGCAGCTGGTGGTCAGACCCCTGCCTACCCTGCGACCCTTGGTCTCACGGCGATCCGCCAGGTCACTGCGCCAAAGATCGGCGTAGAGGCTGAGGCACTTGTCGCCACACTTGAAGCAATCAAGGCTGGACGCGAACTGTCCGCCGAGGAAGTGGTTGTCATTGATGCTGTTCGCTCCAAGCTCGCGCCAAAGCAGGAGAAGGTCGTTGACCCATCCGTCGCTATGGCAATGCTCGCTTTGGAAGCGGCAGAAGGTGACGCACTCTAGGTCTCGTGCCTGCGCCCCACCGCCCTGAGTAGGCGAGTCCGCGTTAGAGCAACCCACCGAGGAGAGCAAAGAAGATAGTCCGCCTATGCGCGGAGAAAGGAAGTGGACACTATGTCCGACTTCGCAAATCTCGCTGACAAGCGAGCGAACCTCCTGACGGAGGCACGCGGCATTGCCGTTGAGGCCGCCGATAAGGGAATCGCCCTAGAGGGCGAAGACAAGGCGCGCTTCGAGAAGCTCGTCGCAGAGGCCGGCTCGCTGGCTGAGGCGATGAAGTCCGAGAAGAACGCTACCGAAGCACGCAAGGCTGCTGACGAGGCTCGCGCCGAGTTCGCCGCTGTTGTTGCTCCTACGGCTCCTAAGGCTAAGACGGACTCGGAGCGCCTGCGCGCCATCGGTCTTGCTGGCGGCACCGAGTCGTTCGAGTACCGCGATGTGACCAAGAGCAGCAACCTGGGCGATCCAGTTGCCGTGTTCCCACGCGTCAATGTTGTGGCTGGTCAGATCAACCCATTCATCAACCCAGATGTTGTTGATGTGATCCGTGTTGCCACCGGCAACGCGATCAAGTTCCCACGAGCCACGGCTCTCGGAACCGCGACGGCACCAGGCGAAGGTGGAACGATTGTTGAGAGCGACCCAACGATGGGCACGCTTCAGCTCACCCCATCCGGCTACAAGATTCTCGTGCAGGTCTCGGAAGAGCTTGTCGAGGATGCAGCCTTTGACATCGCTGCGTTCATTGCGGACGCTGCTGGTCAGGAAGTTGCAATCGCTCACGGCGCAGCCGCTGGTACGGCCGTCGTGACCGCCGCTGGTTCAGGCGTGACCGGCGCGACCTTTGTTCCGACCTATGCGGAACTGGTCTCGCTTCAGTACGCTGTGAAGCAGCAGTACCGCTCGGCCGCGAAGGCTGGTTGGTTGATGTCCGATGCGACCCTTGGAACGATCCTTGGAATCACATCGTCCAGCCTCCCACTCTTCCAGCCAGGTGGTCAGGGTGGCGTTGATCGCCTCCTTGGCAAGCCTGTCTACACCGCTTCAGGGATTGCTGACATTGCTGACAATGCCAAGCCAATCCTGTTCGGTGACCTTGGGCAGATCAAGACCGCGCTCGTCGGTGGCATCCGCGTGGATGTAAGCCGCGAGTACGCGTGGAACCTGGGCCTTGTTTCGTACAAGGTTGAGGTTCGCGGTGCAACTGGGCTTGCCCAGGCTGATGCCGTCAAGTACTACGCCTGCAACTGAT